TTAATGAAGTAGGCGCACGCCCCTTCAGCGATATAGTGTGTGGTTAACTCAAACTTTTCTGATAATTTCTTTTCCCACCATTCTGCGGGTTCAATAATAAGATGTGCATTACGACCATCTGGTAGATTCTGGAAAGCAGGGACAGTGCTAATGAGGAAATAACCACCCACCCTCATTAACAAAGCCAAGTGAGCAAGAACGTCATTAAGACACTCAGGCTCAATATGCTCAAGTACATCTACACAGACTACATAGTCGTGAACATTTGGGAGTTCATCTTTGCCATGAATTCCAGGATCATACTCTGAAATTTCAAACTTAGATTTCCAAGGATCAGATTTCATAGCTTTTTTGAAATCACCCGCTCCACAGCCATAGTCAAGTATTTTATTAACACCTAACCCCAAGGCATGAGCGTAAATAACGTTAGACTTACTAGCCACGCCACCACCCCAATGTTGTTGTTTATGCTTTAAAATTAACTGTTCTTTATATTCATTTGTATACAGCATTTTAGAAGTTAAATCCTTTTGTGACAACCTTAGAACCTGCTCTAATAGGATACAGATATTCAACAGCGTACCGAAGGGCATCAGTCCAGTGTTCAACACCTTCCTTTTTGTCAATAGTAGCAGAGTTAGGATTGGTCTCAACCCACTGAGTTCGTTCTATAGATTTAATTGTATTAACGCATTTTGGATGAATATACATATCTATATCACCTGCAGCATTCTTAAACTTCTTGTTTACAGCGGCTACCGAATCAATAATCGGAGGCGCTTTAGAGTGCGCCCTAGTAGCAATATTATAAGACTGTAGAATACTGAAGTCTGTAACACCTACAGCAGCAGAACTCTTACGGGCTTTACCTGCAGGGTCAGGATACGCAATGATCTTATGATTCCTAAAGCGCGTAGCCAAAGCAGCAGCAAGAGTTTCTGTGTCAGGGTGTCCCTGCATTTCGTCTAGAATGTGTATTTGATTACCTCTTACAGCAAAGATTACAGAGGCCATGATACCAACGTTAAAGTCGATAGCTACATGGACATCTTCATTATCTTCAAAGTAAGGTAGAGTTTTATCAATATGTTCTTGTCTATTAAATGTATAGAAGACATTATTACCAGAGTCTTCGAAGCTTGCAGTATACTCTCTGGCGAACTTAAGCGGATCTAGTGTCAGCTTAACACGTTCAATTTCTTCGTCATCAAGATAAGGGCTATCTTTATAAGTAAAGTGATAGCTTTTCCAATCATCGTCGGTATCTTGACGGTTATACATTTCATAAAAGTAATCATACCCTGTTGGGGTACTAATAATTAAAGCACGACCAGGATTTGCATTCCAAGTACGAGCATTCTGTCTTGACCAACGTGTAGCAACACATGGTTGAATAATCGATTCCCAAGACTCTTTAAGGTTCATACCTGCGCCATGCCAAGATGTAACCTCGTCAGCAACAACAAAGTACTGACCTGTACCACGCATACGTTGAGATGCTTCATAAGACCAAAGCTTAAGCTGTACGTTATTAGGGAACCAAAAGGTACCCGCAGCTTTAGATGCTTTGTCTGCAAAGTCTTCCATACCCATCTGCCAAGCAATAAGTGGATAGTAAATATCAACTGCTTGAGAGTAAGTAGGAGCAATAAGAGCAACGTTTTTGTTAGGTACGTCAGCAGGTAAGTTAATAAGCTCTTGAACTGCTATCAGCGCTGTTGTAGCAGCAAGATAGGACTTACCAAAACCACGAGATGCATTAACAACTGCATAACGACAAGACTTGTCAACGAACAGATCTTTAATAACTTTAGACTGTCCTTCGTGTAATTTTATTTCTGTCATATGTAATACTACTGATTTGGGCGGGGTTCATTCATACGCTGTTCCATAAGTTGACGAATAGCTTTAATGTTCTCGTCCATACGCACAAGAGTCAAGGCTTGAGCTTGCATAGTATTTTCTAGCTGCTCAATACGAGTTTCATGACGGATAATATCCCGCGAGTTGTTTTTAATGTTGTTATCAAGACTTGACACATACCATACAAGAGAAAAAGTTTGCATAATAATAGCCAAAATGAAAGTTATTGGAACGCTCTTAGAGAGGTGCCATGCAGATAAGCCACGATCTTCTTCCATAGTTCTATCCCTATTTATCGTTATTATTTGAAGGGGCGGTTAAGACAATGTTGATAGGTTTCTTTTCAGTAACCTCTGTCTCTAGTTTATCAGGGATCTTCTTATAACCATAAGCCATAAGGTTGTTAATCAGAGTGCCTTGTGTAGCAGTCAGTTGAGCATAAGCACCAGAGCCCATCTTCACTGAACCGCTGTCTAGCAGCTCTTGTATCTCATTATACTTCTGAACCATCATTTCGATGGGATCAAAACCAAGTTGTTCAAGCTTCCTAACAGAAGCCATTGAGTTAATGTTCTTAGAGCCTTTAGGACGACCAGCCCCAGGCTTTCTTCCGCCCTCCTGATTAACAGGGTTCGAGTTTCCTCCTCGACCAGCCATATTAAATCTCCTTAATTTGGGAAAGTTTATTTAAACGAAATTTTTTCTTACTAATCAAAACAATAAAATACTACCAAAGTGTACCTAAATAACTCATTGTTTTTATTACATAATAAATAAAAATAATAAGACCAATTTGGCCCCTTTAAGACCCCCTAGACACTTACTCTAAGGATACCTAAGTGATACCCATTAACCCCCCGTTAAAGGAGCTAAAGTAAGCTTCTTGGTGTGACATCAGCGGGGGGTATGAGGGATACTTCTTTCAGATGTCGGTAGAAGTCCCATGGGTATCACTTAGGTAGAACCTTAGCAAAGTCGTCTAGAATAGAATGTCTCTATCTTAAAGGTCAGGTATTATTTCAGACACACCTTTAAGGAGTTTATACTCCACTCAATTTAGACTTAACACAAATAACCTGCTTGTTATCCGTGTCAATACCTTTCCTTTGGAGATCATTCCAGATATACTCTCTTGCTCTAAAACAATCATCCATCTTAGTAAATGTTCCCAGAGGTGTAGCTGAGATATTGTTACTCGTAACTAGAATTCCAACTAGTACCCAGATGGTAATCATAATGTTTCCTTTCGAAAAAAAAAAATAAAGGAGGGTAGCTCTTGGTATCCTTCCCAAGTCATCCCGAAGGACAACCCAGAAAAGATACCAAGAGAGTGAGCCTTAGAGTGGCTCGTAGAGGTTAATACAGTGGCCCTCAATGTAAGAGCCGCCGTGGTTCAAACAAGTTTCCATCTTATGCATGTTATAAGCTTGGGTTTCTTTGTTCATAGTGTAAAGTGCAATAATAACAAAGAAGGCAAGAATGCCAAGGATAATCTCTTTAAGCATAGTGATTTTCTCCATAAATACCGTCAACTTCGTAAGAGTCTTGCTTAGTGTATTCTTCGTTTTTCTTATCGATCTCTTTTCCGAGAATCTCGAAAGCTTCTTCTGTGGAAATATCTAGAGCACCACAATAAAGAAGAAATTTAAGATCTAGCTAACCCATCATTTTGGAGGACTCATCATCCATGTCAAAACTCATAATGACATTACCTTCTTCATCTTCTTTGGTTTCTAATAGCTGAATGGAGTTAACATCCATTATCCACGACCCCTCATTGTTTTATCTTCTTCAAGCCATACCAGACGATCGATATCGCTACGATTAATTCCAATATCTTTAAGTTGCTTATCAGTAAGTCGATTAAGCTGTTTAATGGCATCTCGTTGTGCTCTCCAATGTCTCAGGAATTTCCAGTAACGAACTATCCAGTTCTCTTTAACAAGTTTCTTCATTAGTCTATCTCTCTTATTATTTACAAAAAGCATTAAGGAATAAATCCCTCAACACCGTTAATCTTACCTACATAATAGCAGTAATGTTCATCCCAAAGAAGTTCATAATCTTTTCCTTTATACTCAACAACCATAATGTCGCTAAACATTCCTTGCTCAGTTCTTTTTAGTTCTACAAACTCAACAAGAATGTACTGTTTCAGTTGGTCATAAGGGATAAAGGTTTCAGTAGTCGATACGGGCATTAGAGTTCCTCTAGTACGATAAATTCTACGTTTTCAGGGTTATGAAGCTTCTTAACTTGATCAATATGTTTAGAAGAAACAATCATCAAGTTGTTTGGTGGTTTGCTAATGAAGTCACTGCAGCTGGATACATGCCAACGATACATTGACATGGATCTTTGAGAAAAGTTCCTATTTACATTAGCTAAAATAGTGGGGTTAGGATCTGTTACATAAAACAGAATTTCTGGGTTTAGCCATAGGCTTTCAAGCAATAGCAGTGTAAACTCATCAATTCCGTAAACACAACAAACTGACTCGTTCTTGTATTTTTTGTTATAGTCTTCCACAGCATAACGAGGTGAAGACTTTAACTTAACTTTCTCAATAGGAGGCCTTCCACGACCTCTTTTAGTATCACCAGTCTTGTTGCTCATCTTTGATATTGAATTCCTGTTTTAGATTTTGGATAAGCGTAGATTGCATTTCTTCAGCTTTAACTAGGAGGCTGAGTAGCAAATGTTGATGATCGGTCATATCCGAGTATCGAAGCACTTTACCAAGAAACTCAAAAGTTTCATTATTAGACATTAGAATAATTCCTCTAGGTTCATTTCAATAGCGGCTAATTCGTTATAGCCACCAACAAGTTTAAATACTGCGGGAACAGTACTGTGATTAAAAGTTTCTTTCAACATAGACCGATACTGTTGTTGAGTTTCTTCGGTCTCTTTATCAAGGTTAATTACGGCATGAGGAGTCTTACTGTCTTGCAAAAGCTTTTTAGCTTTGATACAGTAAGGGCATTCCGTGCGGGTAATTAGTAGGTACATTACAAACGACTCCGAATTACTTCTAAAGCAGCAAGAAGAACTTCTTCTGCAATTTCATTACTGTTAAGAGCAGTTGCAACTTGTACATCACCATTATCTATAGTGATAGCAATGCCACCCTCCTCAAAGTTGTCTTCAATAAAGTCTAGAATAGCATCGTGAAGATCCCAGTTACCAGCATCTACAATACCTTCTGTAACTTTTTTACGAGGTTTGAATTCAACTACGTTATCAGTCATTAGAGGGGCATCCATCCAAAATAAGCAAGAAGCCACAATGCAATAAAGACTTTAGCACAAAGTAGTACAATGTTAATAGGTATAACAATAAAAATAGCAGCTAAAAATTGACCCCAAAGAGGCAACTTTTTCATTTCTTCTTTATAATCTGACATTAGATGTTCATTCCTTTTTGACGACGTTTATGTTTGTTCATAGAAGAAG